GATTAAGCTTACTGAATAAAAATGGTATTGAAATAAGTCCAGAAAAAATTGAAGGTTTACTTAAAGGTCAACTAGGAGATGCCAATTGGCTTAATTCATATTTAGAAGGATATCTTTATAATAATGATGCTGTTATTGCAGGTCTAGCTCTTTATGTAAAGAATGGTCTTAATGATGTAATGATAAAATCTCAAGCTAAATTCAATGAGTTTGCTGAAGATTTAAAACCTGATTTAGAAAAGATTGGTTTTAATCCATCTAACATAGGTGAATTAGGTCAATTAGTTGGTGATATGGATGTTGTTGGTAAACTTGATGAAAATGGTAATGTGGTTGAGACTCAGGTTTGGACACTACTAAATAGATTCAAAGGATACCGGTTAAAAGAAACCCAACTCAATGATGAAAAAAATAAAGCTGAGCAGGCTTTTGCTGAAAGTAATTCAGAAGAAAACAGATTAAGATATCTTGAAGCACACAGAAACTTGAAGAAGTTTAAGCGTGACTATATGCATGATGAATACATTTCAGAAGTATATGAAGCAGAAGATCTTTTAGGAGTAGATCAGATTGGTAAAGAAGCTGCTTATCAAAGACAAGTTGCGCTAGATGCAATCAATAGTGCTTCAGAAAAAATGGTAAAAGAAGATGATACCAAAGAAGCTGAAGAGGAAATGAAACTTGCACTAAGAGCATACCGTCAGTTGTTTTCTATGACCTATTTAAATGGTCAACCTAAAAATGCTGAGGATAAAGCTATTGCTGAAAGATTAACTGAACACCGAGACAGAACAAGACAATATTATGAGTGGAAATTAAGAAAAGGTTCTTTTGAAAAAGCTTTAGCCACATATGAAGCTGAATTAGAATTAGCAAAATATCCTAGAGGTAGTGAAAAATTCAATATGCTTAGACAGGCATGGATTGAAAAAAATACTAGAAGAACAATTTCCAATGATTACTATGAAAAGCGTAACAAACTTATTCAAAGGAAAAAGGAAATTTTATCTAAGCTTCCAGATAGTATTCAAAAAGATATTGATAACACAAGTATTACTGAAACCATATTAGATCTTACAGCTGGATTTAGAGATGAGAATAATGAGGTTCAAGCAAATGAGCTTGATCCATCTGTGTTAAAGAAAGTAAAGGAACTTGAATTAGCTTCTTTAGAAAAGAACAAGAACTATGTGCGCAAATCAGGACTTACTCCAGAACAGCATGCGCAACTCTCTAGATTATTTGAACTAAAAAATGAGAGAGATTTAAATGATTTGGAAAGAGAAGAAATGTTCAGATTGATTAAGGTCAGAAATGATTTTGGTCTTAATGAATATGAAATGGCAGAACTTGATTCTATTAATTTAGAACTTGAGGAACTTACAGACTATTCAGCTAGTGAATATTATGTAGATATCATGGATACTCTTCTTAAAAAAGTAGATGCCACTCCTCTAAAAGAAGCTACCGGCTCTAATACAGTCACTAAACAAACTGCGGATGCATTACTTGACCCAGCAATAACAGATAAGTTATTTGGGCAGAGTGAAGAGTTTGATACATGGTTTAAAGCTAACCATATAGAGACTGAATACTTTGATAGAGTAACTGGGAAGAAAGTAAAATCTTATAGAAGGCTAAGAGTTTGGAGTGCAAGTGCACCTAAAGATGAACGTTTCCTTGAGACCACAGAACTTAAAGATGAATTTGGTAATGTAACTGACGTTATACCAGGTATTCCTAAGATGGAGTTCTACAGCCGCAATATTAAGAAGGAATACAAAACCGGATATAATGCTGCTACAGATAGAGTTGAAAAGATAATTGGAGTGCATATTAATAACCGCGGAGAATGGTTACCAAAAAGTATTGAAGATGGTGCTGTAGATGGAACATACATCAATGAGAAATATGAACAAATGCGTAATGAAAAACCAGATCTTTTCAAAGTTCTGGAAAAACTTACCAAGCATCATTTAAAAAACCAAGAGGGGGCTGCATATAAATCCAAGCTTTATTTAGATTTTCCAAGATTTTCTAAATCAAGACTTGAAGTATTTCAAAGTAGTAATCCTATAACAACTCTTGTAAAAAGAATTAAAGGTTTCTTTGGTGGTTATGCTGATGACTTTGAAGATGGTCTAAATAGTAAAGATCAATGGAATCTTGTTAAAGCAGATATGTTTGATGATGAAATTGCAAGTGTTCCAATACGCGGTCTTTATGATTTGGATATAAGTGATGTATCTACAGATATCACAAAAGGAATGATGCAGTACATGTTCTCAATTGAAACTCAAAAACAATTGATTGAGATGAGTCCATTAGCTAGATCTATCCAAGATGTATTGAATGACCCTGACAACAAAGTAAAAGATTTAGAAAAAGTAAATAAATGGAATCTAGTAAATAGAGGTATAGTAACTTATTTAAACAAAGATGGAATGAAAGTTAGACAGCGTGCTGTTACTAACTTTATTGAAAGAGAATTTGAAGGAAAGAACTTATCTGGTTTTGGATCTGATGTACCTTGGTTACAAAATGCTTCCAATGCAATGTTTAAAGCAGCATCATTCCAATTCTTTGCATTGAATATTCCTTCCGCATTAAAGAATAGTTTTGGTGCCAAGTTTCAATCAATGATTGAGGCAGCCGCAGGAAAATATTACAATGTAGGAGATTGGACAAAAGGAAATGCTTGGTCTTATAAAGCTATGACTGATATGAGCTTACCAAGTAATCTATATGCTAAAGGAGCAAAAAGTTTAACTCAGCAGTTGATTGATATTTATGATCCGGTTCAAGGAAGATTTGAAGAAAAGTTTGGTGATTCAATGTCAAGATCTGCTCTTAAAGATGCGGTTAGTGGTTCATGGTTGTATAGTTTCCGTAAATGGGTAGAACTTCAAGCAACTCTCCAAATCTTTGGTGGAATGATGTATCATAAAAAAGTTAAGATCTTTGAAGGAACTCCTCAAGAAAAAGAGATTAATATGATTGATGCTTGGGAAACTAAAGATGGTAAGATCCAATTAAAAGAAGGAGTTAATCCTGAAGAAGGAATTACATATGATGCTGAAGGTAAAATAGTTATAGGTAAGAATTTCAAAGCTTATAAAAATAAGATCCAACAGGTGATGAATAATCTTCAAGGAGCTTACTCACAGTTTGATCAACCCGAAGCCCAAAGATATTTGGCATTCAGATATATTAGTTTCTTGCGTAAATACTTGACACCAATGCTTATCAATAGATGGGGACATGCTGGAAGTATTTTTAATGGTACAGTTAGACCGCGTTTAAATGCAGGTCTTGGTGAAGGACATACTGGATACTATATCACTACTTTGAAAGTGTTAAAGGAAACTGTAAAAGAGATGGGTAAGAATTTACCTTTTATGCAAGCTGATGAAAAAGCAGCAGTGCTTAGAACATTAACTGAAGTAATTGGACTTATAGTACTTTACTTTGGAGCAAATGCTTTGTTTGGTTATGATCCAGATGATGAAGACCGCTACAAAAAGTTACGTGCTAAGTCAGGTCCACTTCCGCTATTTGGTACAGATGACAGCAATGAGGCATTTAATCCTGGCGGATGGGCGGAAAATCACATGTTGTTATTGATGATGAATGTGAGAGCTGAGAACCAGCAGTTCATTCCATTACCTGGTTTGGGATTAAAGGAGTACGCTTCAATGATGGATCTTAAATCAGTTGCTTTTGGTCCAACTGTTAGTTCATACATTGACATACTAGATAATCTCTTAAAACTAGCTACGGGAGATGAGAGAGCATACTATGCTAAAGATGCTGGACCATACCGTTGGCAAAAAGAAGGAGATCCAAAGATTATAAACATGTTCAGTAAAATGATTGGTCTTACGGGATCATCATTATCACCTGATGTTGCAATCAAGAACTTAAATAGTGTTCAAGCACGGAAATAAAAATGGCACAATTCCGGGAGAAAAAAAGGGGAAAGCAAATGCTCTCCTCTTTTTTTATTTTAATAATTCTGTTACAGCTATCTTAACTTGATTTACCTTATTGATATCTGTGATTTTTAAATCAAAAATATCATTTGGATAAACATACCAACCATCCGCTTTACCTTCATTATCACCACAACTTGTGAAATCTATCAGATGTCCAAGATAAAGATGATAATAGTAATAATCTTTAGTATTGTCACTAATGTGTTTTGGAACATCTACTTTTTTAAACCCTGCTTCTACTAACTCCTGCTCTGACATTTTCTTCAATTAAGGTTACCACAGCTATGCTTACTACATCTAAATTAATGCGTAACCATCTCTGTGCTTTTTTGACATCTTCTTCTGTGTGGTGTTTCTCTTTCAATAGTTGAAAGCGTGCACCTTGAGGACCCGTAACCCACCAGTGATACAGCATGTCTGAATCTGCATCACCGGTGGCTCCGTTAGGGTTAAACTCTTTTAGAGTCATCTTCTCCATGTTACTCAGTTTCTGTACCCTGTTTCAACTTGAGTTGAGTTATGACACAATCTTTATATTCCATGTCTTCTCTTTCACCAAGTAATACTGGTTGAAACAATGAGCCGCCAGGAAAATAATAAAGGTATCTAACTTCAACAATAGCACCTACTTTAGGAACTTGTTGATTAGGATATACTGTTGTATTACCAACCTCAATGATACTCTCTGGATGATTCATATCATAGACACCCAATGAAATTGATCTTTTGTTCTCATTAATTCCTATAACAACACATGATGCTGTAGCATGGAATTTAAACTTCAGCTGATCCCCACCTGAGTTTGGTCTACCTGGTACATACGGAGATCTGATATTCTTGAATACAATACCTTCAGCATTTTCCATTCTCAGCTTTTCCAATAAAGCAATCTTCTCTGCTCTAGTCCATGCTGTTGGAGCAACTAGTAAATGACCTGTGTTATGTCTACAAGTTTCTTTAAGCATAGCATATCTTAAATGATAACTAGCTTTAGGTAACTCTGGAATAATACAATCAAAAAGCATAACTGTATCACCAAGAGCTTCACCATCCCAAGTAAAGTCAGAGGCTTTTAAACCGTTCTCTATAAGATCAATTGTGTCTTGAGGTAATTGGACAGTTAATCCTTTACGGTTGGTGCCAATGGCTTTACCGTCTCTCTTGAGCACACCGCGTCTGACTCCGTCATACTTTTCTTGTGCACACCAGTCATCACTATTGAGGTATTTCTCAAGATCTGATTCCTCAATTTCATTTAAGAGCTGAGGTAGGAAATCTGTTTGCCGTGCTTCAGTATGATTAACCACAGTTGGATTACCACCGTTGTTAACTTCCTTATAACCCTTACTCATCTTCTCATGAATAAGTTTATTATAAATAAGTTCAGCTTTTTCTACAGTTACTGGAACTGGTGTTTTGCTTCCAGTAGCTAGGGTATTACCTCTTCTACCATATGCAAAGTTTACAACATATCCATCTCCTGATTCTTGGATGGATGCTTGATAAATTTTATCTGATGACCCTTCTGTATAAGAGAGTTCAATTGTTTTAGTCATACTTAAGATTTAATAGAGTTGATAGCTTTTTTGATATCCGTAAAGATTGTATAATATTCCATACTTAAATCTCCACTTGCTTTTGGTTGACCAACTAGTCTAAAGTCTACCTCAATTTTACCATTTCTGTTAGTAAATGAGGTTACTCTTGCTTGCATTACTTTACCACCAATTACTTTTTTAAAAGCATATTTTGAATGTACTGCAAATATCTTACTCCCTATTGTTAGGGTGTTTATATTAATTTTGTATGCTGCCATATTAATGGTTTATCGGATCAAACCTGCTTCATTAAGTAACATAAGCACATCGGCTTGTGTAGGTTTTTGATAAAGCTTTGAATGATCTTGGTTTAATAAATCTGTATTTGTCCAACAGTATGGTATGTAGTTAGGATCTTCTTTTCCTTCATACACCAACCAGGCTGTTACTCTATCTGTAGAACATGCTACAGTATGTATTGTGTCAGCAGAAAGAAATTCTTGTCCACCTTCAGAAATTAAAATTCTTTTGGTAGTTTCAAGAAATGATTTTCCTACATATTCAAATCCTAATCTTCCTTCAGTGATTTGTGAATGATAAATATATTTGTCAAACTCTGTTCCGGTATCACTTTCTTTTACATTCCAATTAGTAAGATGACCTCTTGTTACTTGTAATGTAAGATCACAATGATGAGGGTGAAATGATAAGGACATTAGGTTTGTAGTAAAGCGTGTATTTTTGTATAGCGTATTTCCAGGCATTGCTACATACAGTCTAATGGTTTTTTCTGGATGATCAAGAAGCATTATAGAATGTAAGCCATCAACGTGGCAGTTCAGTAATGATTTTTCAGTGATCTCTTCTAAGTGATTTTTAATAAGATTTTCAATAAATGTATTTATTAGAATCATTCAGTTTTTTCTTTTACTATTTTTAGCGCCTCCTCTCTATCAGAGGCATGAAATGGTCCAACTACTTGTTCACAGAAAGGACTCTCTTGAGCCTCTCTTAGATCTCTATGATCAAAGTATCTTTTAGCTTGTAATGTACCAGACGTGTGGAGATAACCCCAAAAGAGATGTTTAGTGTGATTTTCCATTGTTGTTAGTTTTAAACCAGATTAAGGTTGTTGTGTTTCTTCTATACCCTTGCATAATATTCATCATATAACCATAATTTAAATTAAGAAGTTTGCAAGCTTGGGTTAAAGAGTCATAAACAATATTAGTTTTTGTGTCTATAACCTTTTTAGCTTGACCGCTGTTTTTACTTAGTTTTGATTTATGTTCATCACTTAATTTCCCAGCTTGACCGGGACATTTAGTTAGAATACAATTTAAATGTTTATTAGATGTAGAAACATAAAGCTCTTGATAATATCTTTCTCTTTCATTGAGATTAGTAACATCACATTCTTCTAAAATCTCAAACGTATGATTTATAAATCCATACTTTAATATAGAATTATAAATTTTAGGTTGTTGTTTAATATTTCTACATAACCTGTAATCAGCTTTTCTTCTTTTAATATCAATAGTTTGACCTATATAGATCTTACCTGTTGGTGAAGTTATTTTGTATATTATACCTTTCATGGTGTGAATATACAAAAAACTTTTTATAACCCCACCATAAATTTTTGGGTTGAGATACTTCTTGTGTTACTTCTTTTTTGATCTCATCCTCTTGCTTAGCAGCATCCCACCATTCCATATTATTCTGATTTAGATTCTACAATTTCAATTAGCTTCTCAAGACAAGCAAGTTCTGCTTCTTCATAAGTATAAAAGTCTTCATTATACAGGTTACCTAATTGTTGACTAGGTTTTTGAATATGCCATTGCCAAGACTCTTGACTTATAGATGTAATAGTAGAGTGTAATTGATATTTTTCTCTAAACCATTTGAATGCTTGTGTATAGCTTGGTCTTGATACACAATTAAGGAATGAGCTATTAAAATCCCAACCTGTAATGTCATTGTGCAATTTTGGTTTACCATCTTCATAGTAAGTAAGTACACGTTCTTTAAAGCCTATTGCTTTTAGTTTTTCAGCTACTACAACTGATGTATAGTTTTCCATCTTATTCTGATTTAAAGGTTAATAAATGTGCGTTTTCTCAATGCAAGGAAAGTATGAAAACCATACACGTCATAGAAACTACAACACCTTAATACGCTGACATACTTCTTCTTCACTTTTTATGCATTAAGGTATTGACACAACTATTTATTTTTTTCTAAAAAATGTATCTTACTGTATTCCAAGGTAATATTTGGTCATGTAAAGATTTGAATTGGTTTATGTATTCTGATTTAAGATTGTATTTATACCTAAGATTTTTACCACCATACTGAGAAACTTTAAACTCTTGAATGTTTGGATTCCAAATCAACTCTTCACCGGGTAACTTATCTTCTAAATTACTCAAGTGCTTTTCTAAGTTGTGAGTTAAAAAAATTACTTCTGATTTTACAGAATCATTATTCCAGCCGTGTTCAGTAGCAAACTTGTTTACTTCTTCAAATAGTTTAGCGTATTCATGAAGCCATCCTTCAGTTACTATTACAGGACTAAAGTTCAGATGAACTTCATATCCTGCTTTTATAAAAGCTTGAACTGCATTAAGTCTATCAGAGATTGGACTTGTGTTTTGTTCAAGAGAATCAGCATATATTTGAGGCATTAAACTAAAACGTATTCTTATTTTACCTTTGGGATCATACTCAAGTAGCTTTTCATTTACATACTTAGTAGCAAATGAACCCATTGCTATTGGATGTGTCTTAAAGAAATCAAATATGTATAACCAGTTATGATACTTTGCATGTAAAGCAAAGTCTTCATTACAAGAGATATCATAAGTAATAAATTCAGGATGTGTTTGATTTGGTTTATCTACATCAGTAAAGTAAGCGTGGTTGTTTATTGCTGTTAAGATATCTCCAGTATTAGTAGCTACACTTAAACCTGTTTTAACATGTCTTTTCATGTAACAGTAAGTGCAGTTGTACAGACAACCATACCCAAAGCTTGGGCTTATGAAATCTGTACTTCTACCACTGGCTCTGATCAACATTGATTTTCTAACTACCTTCTTCACTCTCTAAAAGAGGATTATAAAATTGACATTTTTTAACCCAGATAGGATCAAAGTCTATAGGCCACATAGCCCAGCCATTATCTACACCATGTTGGTCTAGTTCAATAGCTTTATTTCCTTCATCATCTTGTAGAGAAATGGCTCCCATGGCATAACCAGTTTTTAGCATTTCTAAGTCACTACCTTCTGCTATTGTAGAAAGAGCATTACATGATGAATGTGCACTTCCAGGGACTGTTCCCCGGAAAGTGCATTTATAGCAATCGTGTTTCATTTTGATTTTGAATTAAATCTTGCACTACTTGTTTGGCAAGATAAGGTGAACACTTGTATTGTTTTCTGACATACATTTCTAGAGCTTTTGGAATAGTCTCACTGTAATCTTTTTTCTTTGCCCGCATTATGTCAACAATCAGAGCTTTTCTAATTGAGGCCATCTTTCTTCTGGCGTGCTTCAACTGCATTACGCTGCATCAATTCACCTCTGCTTATAGCTTCTAGATTGTCTAGAGCATCATTTCTTTTGTCACCATCTTTATGGTATATGACATAACCTTTTGGAATTGAGCCATGAGCTTCCTCATAAATCATTCTAGGTTTTCTTTTTCTTTCATTAGTTGCTGTCCATACATGAGTACAGTCATTTTCTGGAACCTGTTCTCCGCCTTTCCAAGATGGATGATTTTCACCAGTGTGTTCTTCACCAGCTTTAAATTCTGTTTCTGGAGATAAATGAATCCCTTTTTTATTTTTATTCCATGGATTCAATCCTCTAAGAAATTGTCCTAATCTGTTTCTATTTTCACTCATTGCTAACAAGTTTATTGCTTAATACTATACTTCCAATAGGTGCTCCAAACTTGGTCACCTGTTCTTGTGACATAACAAGAGTTCCTGTAATGTCTCCGCCTTTAGAGAGAGCCTCTAATGCAGCTTTATCCATGTCATCTTCATGAGACAATATTAAAAGTAATTGTCCATTTTTTCTAATCTCTGCTTTCATTTCTTTTGGATTGAAGGTTAATGATTTGAAGTAAAAGTTTCTCATTTTTTCTTTTGAGATCTTTTATTCTGTTGTCTTTATCAATATTGAGCTCTTTTAGTTTTTTGTTTTTCAAAATAAGAGCGCCAATTTGTTCAGTCTTCATTAGATGGTGCATCTCATCAAGTTCAGCTCTTGTCATACCAAGCTCAAGCTGAAGTGTCTTAACTCTTTTAGAGAGTTCACTAGACCTATGTGCTTCCCAAAGTAATTTCTCTGAATCATTCTTGGGATGTAAACTTAATAGTGGTTCTTCCATTAGTATAGTAAATAAAGTAATACTGCATAAAAACCTATTCCCGCAAAGAAATAGATTATTTCAGATATTGTTGGTGGAAATTTCATATGTTTCATTTTAATCTTCTTAACCATTTTAAATATTCTTCATGTGTTAACTCTTTACAAAAGGTTCTTAACCAACTTCTGGTTACTGTTCTCCACTTAAGTTCAGGAGCTTCTCTTACTAAGAGAGGATGATTAAACTGCCAATTAAATAATTGATCAGAGTCAGGTGTGTTTGTTACGTCAACAACAATAAGTTTATACTCTTCAGTGAGTTCAGTAAAGTGCACAAAATATCTTTCATCTTTCATCTTTTAATTGTTGATTAATAAATGCTTGCGCTCCTTTTTCTGTATCCCATCTCCAAATATGCTGAAATAATTTTGCTGGCCCCGCAGGTGCTCTGCAATATTTCCATCTTCTCCAGATGTTTTTTTTATACATCACATTATATCCTGAAAAACGGTCTTTTACAATTTTGTAGTCCATTACTTTATCTTTTCATGTTCTTTCATAGACATAAGCAACTCTACTTCTTGTGTTGCGTATAGATTAAATTCTAATCCAGAATCTGTTATACAAAGGGATAGTGTACCATCCATGTAAAGAAAATTAAATTCTTCATTTAACTTTCCATTTACTTCCAATCCTTCCATTCTTACACGAGAATAACGGGGAAGTTCATATACTTTAAGTTTATTTGCCATTATAAATCATTGAGATAATCAGTAGAAATACCAAATCCTTTGTAGTCTCTGATAATTTTCTGAAGTTTTTGTGGATATTTTTCATCACGCGCATAGCCTCTAAGATAAGCATAATATTGATTTCTTGTTTTAACTTTTCTAGCAAATACAGCTTGCATATAAGCATAATCAAGAACAGCCATTTTCCAATTTTTGAATTTGGCATGTCCTCTATTTACTCCTATTGAAGTTGTGTTACGTTGTTTGGCAACCTTCATTCCAAAAGGATTGTTATTTTCATGCCAGATATCAGAATTAAATTTTCCTTTCTTACTTGATTCTTGTATAGCTTGAGCTATTACAATATCTGGATATCTAATTCCACAATCAATTATAAATTGTTTGAATGCTTTAAAGCTAAATGGTTCTTCACCAGTGTATACCTCAAGGAATACTGGTGGAACTTCATACTGAGTTTCAAATTTTTTCTCACTCTTTTGCATTGATAAAAATATCACCGCGCATAAAATAAGTAAGATGTAAGGATATACTCTTACAGGTTTTGACTTCATAGTCTTTTTATCATACCAATATAGATTCATAATAAAAGTTTAAAAAGTTAATAAAAGCCCCGATGCCTCGGGGTCAGGGATACCTAAAGGACTTAATTGATTTGTTTAGCACCCCTCTTACCAGGGATCTGTCAGGCACCTGCTGCTGTATGGATAATTACTTCCAAAAGTTTACTGCTGACATTCATAAGAGTAGGGTCTAGCTGAGAATCATTACTATTGTATAGACCTAGCAAAGCTCATTCTATAGTTATCATGCCTTCCTTTCTCAAGGGAACAACAATTCCAACATTACTGCTGGTATCTTTATACAATTTCTCTGGTTAAACCAATTGAATTGTAATGGATCAATGTTTAGCCATTTTCTTTTACTTGAGCATTTTTTCTAGCTCTTCAACAGACTTCCCTGCTAGCTCACCTTCTTTCTTATCTTGAATAAGACGCATGATCTTAGCATTGTGTTCCTTGATTTCAGCTGCATTTGCTAATTCTTCTTGATCTTCTACTTTAGATTGAAGTATTTCCAATGCTATTTCAAAGCGGAGTTTTGCTACCTTATCTTTAACAGATCTCTTTACTACAAAAGATTTCTTTCCAGAATGTTTATGTTCCTCTTCTAGAGAAACAGCCAGGGTATCTAAATCAGTGATTGATAGATCCCATAATTGTTCAACTGTCAACAATCCTTTGGATGTGTTGAATCTCAGTTTTTCTTTACTTGCTTGTTTAAAATTATCCATTTCTTAATTGAATTTAATTTTGATTACACGTTTAAAATTACCACTCAGTTTGACAATTAACTCATCTTTAACTGTGGCATTGAAACCTAGACCTGATAACTGTTTATCAGCAGGCTCAATCATATTAGAAGCTCCAAGTACTTCCAAGACTTTTCTATGTTCCAGCAATTCTGGAATAAGATTCTCATTGTGGAAACTTCTAATGGAGTTTGGACATTTACATCCATCTAGCATGAAGAAGTAGTGTTTGTTTCCAACAGCTTTTCCATCCCAATGATTAGGGGATAAGCACATTAGGTTTACTTTGTGGAACTGATTAGTCTCAAGTCCATAAAGATCTTTCACCATCTCATTCATAGGTGGGATTTTATGCTCAATTGTAAACTGTCCTTTTTTCAAAGTGACTTCAGCAATTGTGATCCACTCATGATGTTTTGTTGCAGGGTATTCATACTGGAATACATTTCCTTGGAAAGCAATTTCTGCTTTACCTCTACCACCAGTTCTTCTGAATTGCCAGTTGTGAATCTTACAAATATAAACACCATCAGGCATTTTACTTAATGTAGGAAAGGTAATATTTTCTACAGGAATATATCCAATTGGAGCTTGAGAAGTATAGTCTACATCCTGTTTTCCTCCTGATAGACCATCTGTTCTACTATTCCAACCTACTCTTCTACCTGTACCGTATGTCTCATGCTTACTAGAATCAGCTCTGTGAGTATTACCAGGCATGAATACATGAAGATCCATTAAAGATTGATTAGGTTCTATCTCATTCCAAGAATGCGTGAATCTAAATACACCATCTGTTCTACCACCTTTGGCTTCAACCATCTCAGCAAGTTGTGATTTACCAGCAAGATTACCATTGAATGTCCAAGAGTAATTGTTTGGCCATTTGAATATTGGTTTACTGTCTGGAATATTTGCAGTAGTTAATGATACCATGTTACCCTCATGAGAGTTAGTAAGGAATGCTTCAACTTGAGTACATCCAGGAAGGATATCCTTCATGAACTTATCAATTGAAACTTCTTCCACACCATCAAACTCATTTCTCTTATGACGAGAAGCTGTGGGTTTTACATTATCAAACATTGATACTGCTTTGATTTCCCCTTTACCAGAGTTTAGATGTAGAATCTCAGATGCTTTTATATCATCTATGTTAGCAAACCTTCTGTCAAAAGCTTCAATGTAACCATTGTCTTCTACAAATTTCTTTGCTTCCAATTTTTGCTTCTCAGTAATAGGAGCTGTAGCTTTCATATAATTAGCCGGATCAACTCTCTTATTCCATGACTGACAAGCTTTATTAAGTTCTTCTCCTTGAGCAAGCTCAGAACAAAGAACACCAATAAGCTCATTTCTGAACTTAGCAAAAGGAAGTTTATGACTTGTTACCCAACACCAATTATCTTTTTGTTGTGCATTTAAGTTATCATAAGCTAACTTGAATGGAATCATCTGGTCAATCTTGTAGAGGTGTGTCTGCCCATCAAGAAGAGATCCTTGATTAATCAGATCTTTTACAAGATTGAAAGTATCCAAAGATATTTCATCCATTGCTCTTTTGAAAACATTCTTGTCATCTCTATATTTAGCCATGATAGCTTCAACAGATGCTCCTGTTTGATCAACAAATTCTTTTGCAAGATCAAGATGGAAGTGGTTAAAAGTTCTGATTTCTCCTTCTTTTACCACACCAAACTTCTCAGCTTCTTCTTTGGTGTACATTTTTTCATTTCTTCCAACACCTAATCTGAATACCTGATTTGTTTTCTTACAAGACTCATAAGGTAGAGACTGAAGTTCATTGAATGTTTCAAAGAATACTTCAGCAACTGGTGCTGTTATTAAAGCTTTAGATAATACCTTTGCGGTCTTCTCAAATTCACCAGTGATATCAACATCAAACATTGTTATAATGTTGAAGTCATCATCAATAGCAACTATGTTACCGTATCTACGGACAAAGTTTTTACAATGATTACAGTTGTGAGAAGAGCTTTCTGGATCTCTAAAGATTGGATTATTTTCTGGACTAAAAGAGTTTATGTATAAATCCCATACCTGGTTTCCAGTTAAGCTACTTCTGTATAGCTTTCCTGATTTTGACATCTCAGCAAATTTTGCTTGGATTTTTTCATTGAATTGTTTCATCTTTAATACTACTTTATTTCGTGATTAAACTAAAAACCCATGATACATTTTGTACCATGGGTTGTTATTCTGATTTTTTTTGAGTTATTCTTCTCTTTTTCTTGAAAGGAATTTAGCAAGTAAGTCTCCCATGTCAGGTCCATTTCTTTTGGTATTCATGTCATTAACAACATAAGCCATATAAACAAGTTCATTAACATGCTTACAGTTTTTAGCTATTTCAACAAACGTATCAGTGATTGTAGCGTGATTTCTGTAGGCATGAGCTGTCATCTTGATTAGCTCATCAAATCTTTCTTTACTAATACCCAATGTTTCACCAATTTCATTTGATTCATCATTGATAATTAACACATCAAATCCTTTTTCTGAAGCAGGATAAGTTTTTTTCTTTTTAAACGGATTGCTAAGTTTCATATTATTGAGCTTTGTCTGGATTATCTTTGACCCATTTTCTATAAGACATTGTTTCTGCAACAGGCTGATAAGCTCTTAGCATTACATAATGAAATAAAGATACAGGTGTCATAATTGATAACCAGATGATTAAAAAATTGATATAACCATTTGTTGTTACAACTGGGATATCTGGATTAAGAATACCTAAAGTAATCAAACAAATATAATGTCCCAAACAATAGGGACAAAATATTAGCTCTTCTAATTTAGGATGAATTTTTGCTACTAATTCTCTTAACCAAGAGAATATACTTGTGACTGAAATAGTAAAAGATACTGATGCCACAAAAAAGCTGAGAACTAAAAAGTGACTCATACTTTTCTGTCATTTTTCTCACGGTCATGGACATAGTCCCCATCTTTGAATTTTGAATTAATGGGTACTTCTCTTTCTATGTTTTCATAGTTTCCACCGCAACCACAACCAATCACAAGTTTTAACTTGACAATCCTTGTTGTTGCAACAGGTGTTTTCTGAATTTCTTCCAACTCCTCTAATAATTTACTTGATGATTTTGATTTAGAAGATTCATCATCTCCTGTTAACATTTGTTGATTCATGTTTTAAAATTCAAAGTGTTCAATTACTTCCTCAATATCATTGATAATGAGACCTTTCTTTTCCTTCTTGTCATTAACAAAACGTCTAATTGCTTTGTTTACAGACTGTGTTACTACTGAAGATATTAAAGCTCCACTAGCAGTACGCTCAATTTCAGGGTTCTTAAATAAACTTTCTGATGCAGATTTAGCTAACTCTAATGAGCAACCTGATACTAAAGTTTTGTTTAAATACAAATGAAAAATCTTTTCAGCATCTTCAACAGTAGGTCTTGTGATCTCTACTTTAAGATCAATACGCCCTGGTCTCTGAATTGCTGGATCAATTTGCTTTGGATGGTTGGTTGCCAAAATAACAAATGGGCTACCTTCAGCAAATCCATCCATCTCTGCAAGGAATGTAGGTACTATAGTAGAATCTACATCTGAAGAGACACGGCTACCTCTTGTAGGGACAATTGCTTCTGCTTCATCAATGAATACCACAGATCTTTGTTTTGTCTTTTTCCAGTGCTCTCTACAAGAGTCAAAGATAGATTTGATATTAGCTTCTGCAGCTCCTACATATTGACTTAAGAGTTCACCACCTTTAAGATAAACAAAAGCTTTAGGATCTATTTTATTACCACCTTTTAGAATACTAGTAGCAATAGCTTTTGCAATTAATGTTTTACCACATCCTGGAGGTCCGTATAACATCATTCCTTTGATTGTAGGAACATTAAATTCTGCAAACAGCTTTGCATTTTGTAAAGGAAATTCAATTGATTCTCTGATTCTTTCAACTTGAGATTCTATACCTGCGATATCTTCCCAGTGTACTGGTTCAAACTCAGGCATTTCTTGAATCTTATTTAATTCTTCCGGTAATTTTTGTTCAATCATGACAATGTCATCACTCTCTACAACAATTACTGTATCTCCGCTCTCATAGAAAAGATTGTGCATAGAAGGTAATAAGGTTACTTTGCTTCCAATCACAACACGGTATAAACCATTTGTTGATGGTCCTGCTTCTACAATACCGATTGTTTTTTTGGCAGCCGCCATAGCCTTTTTTAATAAAGCTTCTAGCTTTTCAGCTTTTTCTTGATAAGTTTGTTTTTCAGACATGTTTTATTCTTAAAGTGTTTTTAAATTTCTACAAGTTTATACTTAGATAAGTCTATACCTTGTCTTGTTAATGCGGTTATGTTTGCTAATACAGCACCATCCCCTTTAGCCAATTGTTCTCCAATTATTTGGATTCCCATCATGAAATCTGCAGAAGTCATTTCTTCTGCTTTCCACATTTGAGTTTTGTTTTTACTATTAGCACGGCTCATTGCATGAATAGCTTCTCTAACTTTTACTTTAACATTTCCTTGATCATAGATTGTGTCTTTTAACTCAAGAGAACAGTTTAATACAACTTGCATTGCTGACAGCATTACAACATATGTTATTGCTTCTTGAGGAATTTTCTCTTCTTCCATTACTTAAGAAATTTTTGTAAATCTGGTTTAAAATAGTCAGGGCCTTTTAAAAACTTACCATCTGCGCGAAGGATTGGTTTACCATCTGCTCCTAATTTACTCATGTTACTCTTGTGTATTTCATCAAATACTTCTTCAATAACATGTTGCATCCCATGCAATAAGATTGTTCCGCAAAGAATGTATAGCTTATCACCTAACGCGTCTGCTATACCCACAAGAGATTCATTTTCACATGCTTCCTTGTACTCATCATTTTCTTCTTCCATTAAAGCATGTCTGAGTTCACTGATGTTTTTGTTAACATGTTGGGGAAAGGACGGAGTCTCTTGCCCAAAGGCTGTATGAAATTCCTTTACTGAATTTAACTGTTTTTCCATGGTCATTTATTTGTAATAAACCCTCTCCGTAGAGAGGGGTTTATTGGGTTAACTTAATAGGTCAATGTATTCTTTGTCAAGTTCAAGTGAACTACCATCTTCTAGGGAAATCTCATACTTGTCACCTATTAACTTATAAGTGAAGTTTTGTGAGGCACCGAAGAGTTCTTCTAGCTCATTAGCAATGATTGATTTAATCACCGGATCTTCTGTTGATACAGGTATTTCTTCTGATTCAGTTATGATATCTTCTTTAACCTCAACAGTTGAAGCTATTTCTTCTATGTTATCTTCATCAGGATTAAAATCAAAATCAAGTGGAGAAGTCTCTTTTTCCAAGGGTACTGTGGGTACCCTAACTTCATCAATTTTCTCTTGAATAGTCTCAAGGACTGCAGGCATTTCATCTAAAGAGTACTCACCTTCAATTTCAGACAAGTCTATTGTTGGTTCAGATTTTTCTTCTGTTTCATCAATAGCAAACTTGACTCTATTAGGAGCAGTTTCAAGAACCTTTTCTTCATGATCAATACCAAATACCAACGCTTTTTCTTCAGCTTCTGCTAAATCCGCTATAGCTTTGTAGGTTTCAGGATCCTTCTCCTTCATGTTTTCAGCAATTTTATGTATTGCTGCATCATGCTCTTCCTGTGCCTTCTTGACCATGTAAGGATCTTTTTCAATAGACTGTGGAGTATTCAATTTAATGAACTCTTCATCATTTAAGTGAGGAAATTCTTCTCTTAACTCAGCGTCAGTCATATCCTGTGCCTTCTTAGGATAGTGTCCTTCTTCAATTCTTTCCATGATTGCAGGAATAGGTGGATCACCTCCATATAAAGCTTGGAATTCTTCTTCAGACATTACTTCTCCAACATTTGGCCCTAGTTCTGGCCCTTTTACTTCTTCATGAACTACTTCTTCTGTATTCATAAGTCTGTTGAACTCTTCAAGATCAGTGATACCTTCTTCAGGTTTAGCTAAATCAAAGACTACTGCTTTAGCAGATATCAAAGGTTCTGGTGCAATAGCTTCACTTTCCATAACAGGGTACTGAGCTTTTGTTAACTCATCTAGCTGCTCTTCAGTAACTGAATCACCATACTTTTCCAGGATTTCTTCCTTAGTAAGTAATTCCGTGTTTATCATAATGTCAGGAAGTTCACCTCCTCCTTCAACTTCAGCAATTTGTTTAAGAAGGTTTGTCTGATTTTCTGGTTGTCCATAGTTAGTCAATAAAGGATCCACTAATTCTAAGTTTAGATCTTCTTCCTCTTCTTCTTCAGCATCATACGCATAGTTAACCAGGCTGAATTCATTCTTGAATACATAGTGGATATGAGTCTGTTGTTTTAACCAGTTTTTAGGATGTGCTCCTTTGATAACAACCATAACATGATTGTAAAGAGTCCATAAACTAAGAGCTTCTGTTGTGTAAACATAAGTTGGTTTAAGATACTCTGCCTTAATTGCACTTAACTGCTGTGTAGAAAGTGCATTAGTGAAATACAATTTACCAAGCACAGAATAGTAATGATCTGGTGTTACCATGATATTTTTCATCTGCTCTTTATCACTCATAAGACTCTTAAAGTATTCATCAGCCTGATCAAGATGACCAGTGATAATTTCAAGAGCTTCTGAGTCAGCTGAACCTGTATGTTTACGGATCCAATTTGTCATTTCTTGTGACATCATATAGGAAGAATTCAAATTATTACAAGCACCAATTCCACATTGGAATTTAGTTGACTTGTCATATGAATTCACCCAAGAGAATATCATTTTCATTTCCGGATCTTCTCCGTGTTGAATTATATGAGTTCCTCTTGCTACATCACAATTGTGGTTTGCGCGGTACTCACTCTCTAAAAGAGAGAATCCTCTATCTAGAAGACCTTGTTTTACATTCTCTATGATAAACTCATGAGAGATTACAGTATAAGTTTCTGTTGCTAATGGCAACGGTGTTTTCTTGAGTGTCTGTTCTGACACTACACTAGTTGTTTTTGACATTAAAAATCAAGTTTTAATTGTTCACTAAATAAGTGAGGGATAATATTCTTCAGCTCTTTATTAATTGCTTGTAGATAATATTTATCATTCACCCCATATTCTTCCCAGTCACGCTCTACATGTCTGTTATATACTGTTTGCATCCATCTTCCGGATTCAACTTGTATTTGTCTTCCGTCACCTTTATTGACTTTGATTATCTTACTTCCTGTAGTGGAAATATAATACCTGATGGTTTTCTGTATATCTTCTTCAATAACATATCCCATCTCAACGTATCTCTGCTCAAATTTCCAATTACCTCTGATCTTTACACCTCCACAATAATCAAAGATGTCTCTGTTTTGTTTCAGATACTCTTCAGGTGGTGTTCCATTCACAAAGTAGTGGAAGATAGCTTTCCTGATAATCAGGTAACTCTTGTTTTTATGTAAGGCTAGATCTTCAAACTCAAAGGCTCCCTTACATTTAATCTTGGCATAGTAGAACTTACCACCCTCTTCCTTCACCAGGCGGTGAGGATTAGTCTTCAGTTTCTTATACTCATCTTCAGTAACTTCCTTGTACTTATTGATTGCAATATAGTTGTTGACATCTCTGATCACCATCTTTTGATACTGATCATGTTCCAACTCTAAACTTGTTATCTTTTCCCATTTAGCACATATCTCAAGGTAGAGATCTTTGTATCTATCTGGGATGATCATTTCAAGTCCGTCAGTGTTTTGCATGAGCGGAATAGCCCCGGGGATTGCTTCAGCTAACATCTCATAGAGCATAGCCAATGAGAGTTGACCGTTGATGGTAATTCTCATTGTAAATTCCGGGTCATACAAGAAACTATTCTCATCATTACTCAAACCATAAGTTGAGTTAAGAATAATCTTGTACACATAGTTTAGTGGATTGGATTTGGGTATTACTTTTCTTTCATCAAAGAACCATTCATACTGATCACAGAATGCTTCATTTGGAATATGCTTTGGGGCCCATCTATTGCGTATTGCCAAGTTGGGATAGAAACTGGTGACATCTGATGTCATAATAGTCCAGCCTTCTTCAGCTACATACACATCACTGCGCTTACAACCATGTATACCACCAAGAGCAAAGTGTGTCTCAACACCGCGGTAGTCTATAACCTGGTGAAAAGCATTCTTTGTTTCAGAGGGATTGATAACAAGTTGTTTGAAGCTCTCATGAAGTTGTTGGAACTTGGGAGTTGTGAAGGAGATGGATGATAGTAATATATCTTTGACAGGTATAAGACCCCTATAGGTTCTCATCTGTCTTAGGTCATACTTTCTAATACCGGTTTTCTCTTCTAGGAAGTGTAGGAATAACTCTTTAGCTATTCTTGGCTCACTTGCACTGTAGAGATTAATACCATAAGTGTCAGTCAATGTTATGCGCAATCTGAGTTGATCAGTACTTAATACAAGAATCTTCTTTGTAGAAAGAACATCATTGATACAATACCTAACAATTTCATTTTGCTCATCTTCTGTCTTGATTTCATACTCATGGTGTAATGGCATGTCCTGTACATTATACCAATCCATTCCTATCTGAATCCATTTAAGACTGCTCATCTTGGCTTTGTTATCCCAGTGATTCATCTTAAATAAATCAATCTGCTTAATAGCCAATTGTTTCTCTGACCATTCTGCAAATTCACCCATGTCTTTCCTGGCTATTACCTCTTGGGCTTTAGCGTGGATCTTTCTTGCAATACTTTCCCCATTTAATGCTCTTAACTTATCACGGTTAAGTAATATGAATTGAGTTATTTGTGAATCAAATGCAAGACCATTAAAGGAGATGTGCCTCTCCCTGTATTTAATGTTCTCTAATAGGAAGTCACATAAGATGTCTATATCATTCCTAAATTTAGTTATGATAAAGACTTTACTTTGATTTGTTTTATAATGACTAAATACTCCCACAAAACATGTCTTCATGGTTTCATAGTCCATCACCCAATGATTCATAATATATGTTCAGTTAAGCTGTTCCCCCGATTTAGTACATAAAAAAAGAGGACATAAGCCCTCTTCTAAAGAATTGATTTTTTGATATTATTTCTTCATAGGAAGACCGTTCTCATCTACCAATCCAATTGTTTCTGGTTGGTACACTGCAGCTTTATCTTTATTTGCCATGAACTTCTCAAAATCAAAAGTCTCAGCATTAACTGCAAACATCTTAATGAATGCAATTTGCTCTTCTTTTTCAGTCAAGTAGTATTCTTGGTAAGTTTCAACTGTGCGTCTTTCTTCCTTAAATGGTTTACCGTTTGCTCTAGCTGCAGTTTTCATCATCATAACATCACCATTGTCATCTAACTTAGGTACATTATGAAAAGTTGATTTACTGTTCTTATTGATCACTACAAGCATTTCTAGACTTGGATCATAAATCACTTCTACAAACGGGCACTCCTCTGTTGTAGGTAGTAATTTAAATGTTGTTGCATCATTCCAAAATGATGTAAATAATAGCATTGATGCCTCTGGCGTTACTGTTGGTTTTTTCATACAAATTTTATTGATTACTAGACAAATGTAGATAATCTAATCCAATATTCAAAGTAGCTGGTTGCTCTTTAAATGTTTCTTCATCAAGACTAGGAATTGAACACAATTCCCCTACCTCCTGTAAGAGTTTTTCCATCTTATCAACATCATTATCTTCATCACACAATAGCTTGGCATATAATCCAAAATACTTATGTGGGTATAGATAACTTTCTACGTATGCTGTATGACTTCTATTTCCTCCAAAGAAGGTCATGATTCTAATTTTATACTCAGGATCTAATTGAGAGTATCTCCCATTCAAAACATTTCTAAAATCTTTAATATGTGGTGTATAATCAAATACATATGCACCACGGCTATCTTCAAGCTGTATGAAACTTTCAAATAACTCATTGCCTATTAGCTTGTTTTTCTCAAACTGTTTGAACTCATCATCTTCTCTTAAATGATAAATACAAATTAGTTTTCCATCTTCTGCGGAATACATTCCTTCCCAAGACATATAGGTTTCAATTGGTGTACTACTTACACCGCGTTTTATTTTAAGAGCCGGGTATAGAAACAACCGGCTCTTTTGGTAATAATCTTTATACAATGATGATATGCTCATTTTTTTACAGAGTTAAAGTAAGACTTCACCTGCAAGGAATTCATAAGGTAATGAGTACTCTCTGTTTGTATAATGATATGCAAACTGATCTAATGCTGTATGAGTATTTGCACTCCAAGTCATCATTGATTCATCTGATACCCTAAATGGATAATATTGGTTGTATTTATCTACTACAATAAACCTTACCTCTATCTTCCATGTTTCATCAAGTACATCCTTTAAGAAATCCGCTGCAAGCATTTTATAAATTGCCGCTTGAATCCAATACTTGTAGAAGTGAACTGATTCCTCAAATTCTGATATGGATTTACTTGTTGTCTTTAAGTCATTGACTCTTACTGTTTTATTAGCAATATCAACAACCATGTTATCAAGTATTCCATGGATACCAAATGGTAATCCTTCTGTATTCATCTTATGATATAACTCATTGTATACACCATAATTTGGATCAGTACCTTCTAAATTTAATCCGAGCAACTCACAGATTTCCTTATTTGCTTTAAGAATTTCTGCAGTTGCCATACACTCTGCTAGCATGTTGGCATCTATAATTTGTCTATTTCCTTTCTTGAGCATAAACTGAAAGTATTCTTCTGATTTCTCATCAATAACTTTATTCAGTCTTTTCTCATCTCCAGTCAATTGATTTCCATCTTTGTCCGGCTTCTTATCATCTACTAATGCCTGGTGTAATTTCATCTCTTTTAAGATCTCAATTACCACAGCACTGTAGTCTTTAAGCGTTTCTCCTGTACCCTCTTCCAAGTAGTGTGTAGCTAACACTCTGTTAATCACATCTCTTGTATTATCACTTGGGATACCTTCTGTTGCTAGTATGAAGTTGTCATCAAATGACCCATCATCTAACATCAAATAGTGAATGATCTTACCTTTACTAAAGTATTTCTCATCCTTAATTTCTTTTTGTTTTAGTACATAATCTTTATAGAATTGTACTGGTGAACTCAATAGCAAAGTTAATGAGGAGTAACTCACATTAAACTCTCTTGCATAAAACTCTGCCTCTAATACCTCTCTCATTATAAATGATTTAGTTCTGGAATATCTATTTCATCTTGGTCATCAAAATCAACATCTTCATTGATTTTTAATCTGTTGTTGGTAAGAGTACCTTCATAGACTTGGTTTGAATTTGCTTCATTGTAGAAAGCTAAGAACTTATCTACATTATTCTTTGTGAATTGGTTGTGTTCTTTGAGTACTTTGAATAACCCTTCAACTGATGTTGGTGTTATTGTACTTGACGTATTCATATCCTGTTTACTATAGTTAAAATAGTTCAACAAATATTTAAAGTTAACATGATCTACATTTCCGCGATCATACATTATTTGTCCTCTATTAACTAGCAACATGAATATAAACACTATACTCTTTGAGAAATTGGAATTGGCCATTATCTCCATGGCTAGGACTACATTGTCAGATTCATTAGTATCAATGAGTTTACATAATTCATTGTACTTGTGCATGTCAATAATAATTCCTTCTTCAGAGATGTATCTTTGGACTTGCTTTTCTTCTATAAATCTGATGTTTGGATTCTCTAAGTAGAGTTGTTCTAGAGCTGATGATTCTATGACTGGATATTTATTTCCTACGGTTCTACCGTGCCATTGACCAAGTTTTTTGTAGATTAATTCATTGTATAATCTTCTTGAACTTGTATCAGAAGTATAAATATACTTATTTGTTTTTGATAATAGAACCAATTTATCTAAAACTTTTTGGGAAACATGTGCTTCATGTCCAGATTCAATTAGATTCTTCAATTCAGCAATAACATCTGAAATCTTTTGTCTGATCATCATTGTATATTTTAACTGTGACGTTTCCTTGTCATAGTTTTTAAACATAGAATACTCAGAGAAAATGATTGTGTTTGCCAATTCAATTTTGTTGGTGTTTCTTATCTTGTTGTCATCAGCAAATACTTTCACTTTAAACCTTGGAATTGAAACATCAGGCATGAAGAAATTGATGTCCTTCTTCCCTATCAGATATTCTTTTTCAGCTATCTTACTTAAGCCATCTGGGGTAATGAGTTTTTGAAACCCAATATTTACATTTAGTGCGGCATCAACCGTGTATATTAAATGATTATGGTACATACCTTATAATATTAAAGCCGGCTGTTACACCGGCTATTAATTAAACAGTTAGCAACTTAGATACTTCAGTGTCAAATACAAGTCTTTGGAACTTCTGTTTGTTTTCACCAATGAGTCTTTTTGCAATAATGTATTTGAGATCATAGTTAAAGACATCTTCATCTTTTATCAAGTGTGTGATTCTTTTCAGTATCTCTGGGGTGATTGCATTCTTTTCTGAATAAACCAGTGCAAAGTTTATTAAACGGTTGCAGAATACACTAGCAAGGTCTGCTCTGTAATTACCACCTTCTTCCCAAAGTAATGCCTTTAATTCAGCAACTACTTTTTCATCTTTCATTTCTAAAAGCATTTGTCTTGGAGTGATTAATTTATCCAACTTGTTTGCAATAAACTGGCTGAATAATAAAGCAGGCTCAGGTCCAACGGTAGATTCACCAAGAGTTTGAATTAATCCTAATGAGGTATCAAAATCTTTAATAGAACTTACTGAGTTGAAGAAGTTTGTAATACTTCTGGCATTAACACGCTGTGTAATAACCTCTGGATTCATCAACAAGAAGTTGATACATCTACCATCAATCTTATTTTTCTCAGCCCATTTAGCCCATGCTTCTACTTCAAACTTAAAGTCAACACTTGCAAACCGTGTCTTTTGTGCAACATCAATTGTGTTTACCAAGTAATCACCGTTGTCAGGATTAGCTGATAACATGATGTGCCAGTTAGGTGGTAACTTCCAAGAGATATACTCTTGTCTGTCAATTAATTCCATAACTGCTTGTAAGAAGCGGGTGTCTGCGCGGTTCCAGTCATCTAGTAGGAAGATGCCGCCATTTGGCTTATCAGCAATCCACTCAGGTGGACAATAAGACATACGCTTATTGTTTTCACTATTTACAAAACGGTAACCCAGTTTTGAGTATTCCTCAATTGCATTCTCATCTACCCACACTGTTTCAACAACACCTTCCTCTGTAGGAACTTGGATAGTTTTTGTTACAGGAACGGGTTTCTGAACAATTCTTGTTGTCACAATTCCCTGAGCATCTTTAACTTGCATTGGGAAATCTTTCATTACTGTTTCAGTAACTTCTTTGCTAATCATTCCTGCTCCTGTTCCTTTTTGCATTTTGAACTGGCGTACTGGATATCCAACAAGATCTCCTAATTCTTCAATTTGAGCAAGGTTTAACTTAACAAAATCTAAGTTATGTTCTTGAGCAATTTGGATAATACTACTTGTCTTACCTAGACCTGATTCACCAATTATTTCTACAGCAAGTGGTGTTTTACCATCTGCTTGAATAGCTTGATTATTTGATATTACGTGATCCATGAACTCTTTTAGCTGTTCACTATTTAATTGTACTTGATTTATTGTACTCATTTTAATTAATTTGTATTACTAATCCGGGCAAATTGTTGTTCATTTTTGATTCTGCAGATAGAATCCACAGGATGTCATTCTTACCATTCTTTGGTGGCGGAGCTTCTCCATCTGTAAAATACATAAGACAGCTGTATTTTCCGCGGTTCTCTTCAAAATAGTCTATTACTGGATTGAAATCAGTTCCTCCTCTACCGTGTATTTCATAAGTAGCTTTAGGTGAAAACTTTTCAATCTTGGATATTGCTGCATCTGCATGTACTACAGTGATGTCAGCACCTGTTTTATGAATATGATTGATTTGATTCATGAATTCCCTTAACTCACCATTGTTTACAGAACCTGATGTATCAATTGCTACAAGAACATGCTTGCGTTGTTTGATTTTAAGTCCAGGGTTTTCAGCATATCTTTTATTGTATTTTCTTCTTGATTTTTTAGTGTAAATTTTAGTTGACTTACCCGTAAACCTTTTAATATAACCTCTCCAATCAAATGCTGGTGGTTCAGTAAAGTTTAACATGTCTAGTAACTGACTAATTTCACTTGGAACAGTACCTCTTGATTTGGCTTGATTAGCTGCTTCATTCATTGCACGTACTGCTTGGGCTTTTAAAACCTTTTGCGTGCCTTCATCTGCATCTTGTATCTCAGACCAATCGTGTGGTACTAAGGTTACGGATTGTCCATTTGGTAAATTAACTTTGAGACCGCCTTCAGGAATTCCTCCATTGGCAGCGGCTTCTTGTAAAGCTTTCATCATTGCTTGAATACTATCTGCGTCATCCTTATGAGCTTGCATAAGTTTATCATAGTAGTACTTAGTACCTTTCTTTTCTTCCAGATTTAATTCTGGAAAACTACTAGGAAGTAATCCTCCTTCAGGAAGATACTCAGGGTCAATGTATTGATTAATCTCAATATCCATAGCCCAGTTAGCAATCTCTGCATATCTATTGTCTGGACCATTGAGATGCTTAAAATCTGTTACGTGACAGAAAGCAATGTGCATAAGCTCATGCTTTAAGAGACCTACTTTATGAATTGGAGTTAAGTTATTCCAAAAAGTAGGATTGATTTTTAGGTGATAATTCACATTTGTACGGCCTACACCTGCAGTTGGAATTCTTTCATCCCACTCTTTATTGAGGGATAACAAGAATAAACCATAGAAAGGTTCTTTAAACATAAGATCCTTTACTGTTTTTGCAAGTGTTTCATTATTTAGCTTATTCATTTGGTATCACTGTTGTTTCTATACTTTTTATCTTTTCATATCCTGATAAAATAATGAGATCCATTATTTCTTTATTAGATTGATTTAAGATAAATTCAATACCTTCTTGTTTAGCTTCATCACTAATATCAGAAAATGTAATACCTATAACAATTTCTGAGTACTTATTGTAATTGGTTATTCCAACCATTAAATTAGTACGGTGAGCATTTTCTTTCCATGTTGAATTGGTTATACCTTTATTCCTGTAAAGCATTGTCAACCAAGGCAAATCATCTGGTACTACATTTTCTTCTATTATTGCTAACGCAAGGATTGCATCATCAATATCTGTGCTATTGAGCATTTTCAATAACTCAGAATATCTACTTTTAATTACACTCATGACTAAGGATTATGGTGTTGCCATATACATTCTCACAACCATGATCCCTTTCTACACACTTTCTCATCATAATCATAAATTGTTTCTTCGGGCCCATTCAGCCATTAATAATGCATCAACTAGCCCATCATGTGGCTTAGTTGCTCTTTCACCAAAGGTTAATTTTACTTGCGGGAAGATTCTCTTCACTGCTACAAGTGCCATTGCCTTGGTGTCTCTTTTTCCTTTGGAGTTTTTGATCTCATCAACTCCAATGAACATATCTTTTTGCCATTGTTTGGCGGGTACTTTTGTATAAGTTAATCCAGCTGCAATACATCCTACTTCCACAGCACCGGATTGGTATCCCATAGAGAAGGCTGTTGATTTAGCTGTTCCAAAGATTACTCCTAGCTTTTCAAATACTGCTACAGCCTTTCCACCACGCGATAGAGCTGACATAAGTTCAGTAGGGTCTAGTGTATCTTTTATTACAGGCATTGGTGTACAATAAATTGAACCATCTGCTTGGATGTAAGCTATAGCTCCCTTAAGACCTATGTCAATTCCTATGTATGTTTTCATAACTGTTTTGCTTTTCCTGTTAATGCTTTTGTTAGGGTTGGATATAAAACTATCCGGGTATTAGATACTCCGTGGTCCCTAACAGAGTCTGAGAGATCTTTTTCTAGTTGTAGATGAGCATAGGGAATACCATATAGCTCTTCATACTTTTTCATTGCTTTGAGACCAGCTTCATCATTGTCAAAGATGGTACAGATGTTTTGATACTTTGATTTGAGGAAATCTATGCGCTCTTTGGTGATAGTAACATTCTCGCTATCTGGAGCTATTGCTTCTGCATTACGGAATCCTAGTTTGGTAAAAGCCATTACATCTTTCAAGGAGCTACAGATTACTAGGTAGGGAACTTGATATGTTAGTTGTCCTGACCCTTGTATGTACTCTGCTACTTTAATGAATTTGTTTTCTTTTAGCATTGGTTGGTATATCTTGTAGAGAGTCCCATCCTTTTTAAAGTATCCGTAGATACATGCTCCAGTAATAACTATCTCTTTGAGTTCACCGTTTTCTTGCTTACTTAATGTATAGCTAGTTAATGGTTTTACATTAAACTTTTCTAGTAGTGGACTTCCTATAAAGAATTTAGTCCAGTACCTTTTGTCATCTGTGTTCCATCCTCTTGTAGAGTGAGCGGTAACTTCATATCTAGACTGCAGTGTAAAATCAATTACTTCAGGTTTTTTATTTTTGCTCAGGTAGTCATTGTAATCTATTAAGATTTTATGAGCTGCTTGACCATATGTTAAGTTAAACAGAAGCATTACTAAATCAACTGGAGATCCTTGATGACCACTGGCAAAATCTTTAAACTTGTAAGTCATTGTAACTACATCTACATATAAGCACATTGACGGAGTCTTTTCTTCTTTAAAGATAGACTTCATCTTAATGTCTTGCCCTTGTAACCTTTCTGGTAAACTGCTAATGTATGTTTCAAAAATCCATTCACTAGGTACAACTGTTACATCAGTAATAATATTTCTTGTTCTTAACATACACTCAATAAAAAAGGGAAGCTCCTAAGAGCCTCCCTGGTTTCTGATTACTCAGTAATTAAATATCAAAGTCACCAATCTCAGATGCTCCTGTAGATGGTGAAGAAGTATCTTCCATAATGCTATCAGCTGCTGCTGACATGTCTTGAGTTGTCATGTCATCTTCAGTGTCAAAAGCTTTCACTGGAGTTGGTAGATCAATGTGTTGTGCTGGATCAAACTTGGCAAGTTTAGATGGAACTGCTGTAAGAGATTCATAAGGAACTGCAAATCTTGTCCATTTAGGTAAATAACAATCATTTGCTGTATACCCATTTTGTTTAAGATATTGTCTTCCAGCAATACAATAGTTAATCATAACTCCTGCATATGGCTTCTCCGCATTGATTCCCTCTATAAGATCCTCAATGGTATCAAATTTACCATCTTTACTTTCTAACCATTCTTGCTTACCCATTTCTTTCAATAGATTGGTAAGAGCTTTAATGATATCAGCATCTCTTTCAACAACAATACCTGTTTTAGTTTGACCATCCTTATATGGAAACTTGTTGAACTTTACTTTACCAACTTTACCTTTATGTCTCCCTAAAGATTCATTGTCTTTATCAAGAAAGAATCCTTCAAAGTCAGGGCCTAAGTCAGGTCCCTCTAAATGTAGGACAAGGAAGTATCCCTTATCTGCTGCTAGAAAGCTTGGTTGGTCTAACTCAATCTTTGTTACCATTGCCATTGTGTTACCTGGTTCAATTAGTTTGCTTGATCCCCCAGTGCTAACATTTTTAGTGCTTAATCCACTCATTGTATGTTTGTTTTAAATTAATCAATGTAAATTTTTTCCCAGAATGTATTTAATACATCCCCATCTATTTCTGATATCTCAATCTCTGCATTCTTAAGATGATTTGGTCTAGCACCGCAAGAGATTTCATCTGTAGTTTTAAAACTCAAAATGTTTTTATTCCCTTTTCTGTACAGGTATCCAATTGCATCTGACTGAGATGAAATAATCCTTTTCACTTTCCCTGTTAAGTCAAGATCAGATGAGTTAAACTCAGAGCCATTCTTCTCTAAAAGAGCCTCTCTCACGTGACCTATAAGGATCACTCTTGGAGCTAGGGTTTTAATGAATTCAATGATCTTTGATATAGCCTCACGCTGATATTGCCAACCTCCACCATTTGGTAATGATGTTACCGTACCGTACATAGCTTTCCCACTATCGGGAGCATACTTACCGTCCGGTGTTTTCTTAAACCAGTTTTTACCCATAGGTGTTCTACTGTAAAGAACTTCTGCATATGGCATACATATAGTTTCCAATGCTGTTATTGTGTCAACTGCAATATACTTATAAGGATAATCTGCTTCCTTAATAGCTTTACCAATAGCTTTGATATCATCAACGCTTTTAGCTTTTACTTTTAATGCATCAACATAATCTGAACCATCCTCTAAGTCTATGATAAGGCAATCATCTAGCTGTGCTAAAAGACTTGTCTTACCTACTTTAGGCTTTGAGAAAATGATTAAATTCTTTGGACTCATATGAGTCGCTTTTACCCTTTGTGTAGGTAATGTAATTTCTGACATTGTTATAACTTTGAGTTAATAACTTCATTTAACCAGGCTTTTCTGCTCACTGGCTTACCAAGATGGATTGCTGCATAATCACGCATTGTCATCTCTGATAGAGGAAGATCCACTTCGGCATTAGGTAGTGCAGCATCTAATTCAGCTGCACTGAAAGATGCATCTTCAACTTCAAATGCAACTTCTCCTTCACCATTTGTAACTTCAATTAATTCATCAATTGGAATCTCATATCTGATATCTCCAGTCACCGGATGTGGTGGTGTGGTAGCATACTCAGTTTCATAAAATGGATTGAACTTCCATTTGTATAACTTTCTTTGAGGATCCTCTGATTCATAATCTCTACTTACAAATTCAGTATAGATATCTTCACCTCTACTGATTTCACTTGGGAAAAATGAAATAATTTTTTCCTTGGATTGTCCCATGTAGGCCATCTTAGGAAAGAATAAGGCATCAACTGCACCAATTGAAACAAAAAGTTCCTGATGTTTTACCCTTAAATCATTGATCTTTTCTTTGTTTGATCTAGCCACTGGCTCTTTCTTAGTTTTTAATTGCATACTTACTTGAATTATGGTTTACGTCCGGGAGTTGGCATTTCTTCCACCTCCATTGTCTTGAATTTAGCTCTAAAGAAACTCATTCTTGGATCACCATTCCTTACTTTCAAGAAGTGGAATACAAGTACTGTGTCATCATCAATGATATATTTCTCAGGCCCAAAGAATTTGATAAACCTTTTGGCTGGTCTATTAACACCGATAACCATGTCTGCATGCTGGAATAAAGCATCACCTCCAAATAAATCTGATTCTAGAATGTAGTTTGCATACTGTCCTTCTTCAGCTCTGTCTGGATTTTCTACCTGTCTTCCTAATTGACTCAGTATAATGAATAGTATTGGATACTCTCTTTTAAGTCCAGTAAGTGCTTCTCCTAATGAGTATAGCATGTCAAGGAATGATTCCTTCTGCTCTCTTTTTACTAGAATGGAGTGATCCAATGTGATTACAGTTTTCTTATAGACTTTCTTTTGTTTGACTGTATCTGTTTCGTTGTCAACATAGTTTTCCATAACACTATGTGTTTCCATATAGTCTTTAACTATCTCTACTATTTGATTGACTGTTTTGGATTGCTCAATTATGTCAACTGGAAATTTGATTTGTTCTCTTGCATGTACCTTAAGTTTTTCAAACTCCATGTCACTGACACCATCCGCTCCTTTGGCATGTAATTCCTTGTAGCTTTTATTAACTACTGAAGTGAATTCCCTTTTGGCATCTACCTTTGACATCATTTCAAATTGAAACTCAAGGCATCTTATATTCTGTCCCGGATTGAGAGTGAATACATTTCTTATGATTTGTTTTTTGATTAGTGTTTTACCTGCTCCAGGTCTACCTCCTATGACTACCATGGAATTCCATTCCAATCCGTCTAGTCCGGCATCATTTACTTTGGGCCAAGGAGTTTTACAACTTGAAAGTATTCCTTTTCTATACCCATCTATCTCTGCTAATGCATCAATATATCCCTGTCTTAAACTTGACCAAGGCTTTTTATCAAATAGTCTCATCTCTATATTTTCAGTAGGAAGTTATTCATTTTCATCTGACTTAACTCCATGTTTCTTCACCATGCTTATACTTACAAATATAAAGAAAAAATCTGATAATATGTATAGAACTTGCACAAAAAGAAACTGAAGGATTGTCATTTCCATCAGGAATTTATTGACTATAATCCAGCCTAGGAAGAAGAGTAAGCTATTGAATATGTAACGGTGAATATGTGTCATACTACTTTACTTTCAAAATGATTTCTCTTATTCTCATCTGCTCCATTGAGGATGTTCTCACAATAATTTGCTAGCTCTGACATGTACTCCTTACCTGCATTTTGTTTGCGGATAAAGTACTGAGAGTTCTTAAGATACATCCATTTCTTGATCTCATATTCATTGACATACATTTTAGTTGCCTTATGAATAGTATCCCAAGAATAATCAAAGTTATCATGAAACCATTTGAATGCTGGTTCTAGATTCTTTACTGCAGATCTAGCATATACACCACTAGGAAGTTTGATGTTAGGAAATAGTTCCCTATACAATTCAATCTCTTTAGTATAGTCAGGTCCCATGCTTGCTTTATCAGCAACTTCCTTCCTTACTCTGAATAACTTTTCCACCTTCCCTATAAGAGTAAAGGCTTTGAGTGATAACTCTACACCACCTGTGTTATTTTTCAGTAGCCAATCTCCTATAAAGAGTTGTCTGAGTTCTTGGTCAATATTGATTTGATTAGATTTGATCTTGTCATGAATACAACATAAGAGATAGTACTGATTTGGTGTAAGCTTTTCTGCAAGTATTAAATCAAATACTTCTAGTTGTTTAAGATTGGGTTTCTTCATCCTTAAGTTTGTGTCTTAAGTAACAAAAGGCTGGAATCTCTCCTGTATTCCAAAACATTTCAAATTCAGTTATGTTATATGTCTTACCATATATCTTTGAAAGTCTAATAAACTCTTCATCATCCAACCCATTTGGACTGACTAAATCATTCTCCCTACAATAATCTTTGAATGCATCATTGTTAAAGATGATGTGTATCATTTGATTCTCTGCTAATAATTCTCTTTGCATTACCAATTTATTTTTATGTTAAAGTTCTTTGTTAGTATTCTATTTGTTTCACTGAATACACCTTTTGAATCCCAGGCTTTCTGATGTGTATAAGCGGCTGATGCCGGGTGTGAACACTTTAAAACATAGTTCATGTCTTCATCAATGAGGTATGAAAACTCATCTGCTTTCTTACCCATGAAGATATAAACTAATCCTGTATTATTCATTGATAATGAATCCAATAAATAATTGGTGAAAGATTTCCACAATTCTACATGTGTTCCAATCTTTCCTACTTGAGTTGTTAAAGCGGTATTAAGCATAAGAACTCCTTGATTTGCCCAGACCACTAGGTCATTGACTGGTTCTGTTACAATACCTTCACCTGCTAAACCGGTGTAAATATATTTAAGACTTGGTTGAATTCCGCTTTTACTGCAGCTAAATGCTATTCCATCTGCTACATTTACTTGAGGGTACGGATCTTGCCCTACAAGAACTACTTTAAGAGAATCATAAGGACATTCCTCAAATGCTCTGAATAGATCTTTTACAATAGGTGTAAACTTATTACCACCTTGAGACTCCGTCAATAATCTGCTAAGGATATGATGAAACTCTTCACTTAATACAAAAGCTCTGAGTACTTTATCCCAACCAGATGCTTTAAGTTTATCATACAATTTTTGCTGTACATCTTTTAAGTTTATTTGATCCATGTTACTAAATGTATTACATTTGTTTTATGAGTGATACTAAAAAAGTTAATTTACAAACTTTCCCAATTGGAAAGGAAGTAACTATTACAATAAATGCTGAGACTTACGCAAGGCTTTCTCAGTTTCTTGTTGAATTTTCAATTTCAAAAGATGTTGCTCAATTAGATGCAATGTTTAAACATCTTATGTCAAATGAACCAAAAAATAGATTTGAGTATCATGTTGCAACTCTTCTTTTTTTAGTTAGTGACATTGAAACTGCTGCTAAAGAACAGGGTATCATAGAACTTAAAGAGGTGGACCTTGCTGATTTATCTTCTCAGGAAAAACCTGAGTAAAGTTTACATTAACAAGTACTCCAATCTCAATAATTGCCGAGATTGTTAAGCTTAGTTCTTCAACACTACAGTCTGCAAATGATTTACAAAATCCACCATCTGCATTTTCCCAACATAAGCCTGCATTCTTTTTAACTTGCTCTTTCATTTCTTCAAAAGAGTATCCTGTTTCAACTGATAATTCTCTTATACAGGCATGAATTTTTGCCAATTGACTATAAGTTCCAGTGTCTTTATTTGCATCAAAGAATATGTCAACTACTTGACCTTCTTCTAGATTCTTTACAAAAGCTGTGTGTTCGGCCTTACTTAAAAGGCTTTTATATACTAGCTTCCCATCTTTCTTGATGAGTTTCAAGCTTAGTACCATGTTTTTTTGACTCATGTTTACTTGTTTAATGTTTCATTAAGTAAGTCTTCTACAGCATCCGCTGCCAATAATTCATCTGGATGTAATACTCTAAACCTTTCTGCAGAATAGTATTCATAAGGTAAGTTTAGACTCTTCAAGTCTATCTCCCTTAATTCAACACCAGTTCTATCTTTTTGTAGAGCCATTCTGACTACACGTATTACAGTGTACTCTTCTCCCGCAACAACGCGTGCTGATTCTGGGATTAATGCAGGTTGATTTTTGTCATCAACACATATTACTTTTATTTCCAACATGTCTTATTGTATTTCTGAATTTAATCCTGAGTCTAATAACGCCTGATTGATAGGGATTAGCTCATTAATTTCTCCTTGCTTAACAGCGCACTTACCATTATGATGAGTGATAAGTGCGCATTGTTCAGCTTGAAGTGGTGTATGTCTGCAATATTTAATTAAAGCAGCTATTACAAAATCAAAGTCATTGTGATCATCATTAAATAAAATGATGTTATGACCATTTGAAACAGCTCCTGTTTTTACTTCTTCTTTTGGTGATACTACAGTCATGATATACTAATTTTTTATAACCAAGTTACTTTACTTTGGTCCAAATGACCAATAGCACTCTTAACCCAATCTTCATCTACTGTTCCAGCAAAACATAAGATATGCATTGCTGCAGTTTCAGTAGGGTTTAGTCTTAACAAACGTCCTAACTTCTGGGATGTTTTCCTGTTATTAGAATATGCATGCATGACTATACTACTTCTTAGGTTAGGTACGTTTGCACCCTCACTAAGTTGTTCTACTGCAGATAGTACTTCAATAGTACCTTCTTTAAACATCTTCAGGTTCTTCTCAGAATCTGGATTGTTTGAGTGGTAACTATATTTACATAACTCTTCTGCTTGAGCCTGTGTATTTGCAAACACAATGGTCTTATGTTTTCTTCTTTTAAGGAGATCTTTAACATAATCCAATTTGCTTCTGAAGTCCATGAGAGCTCTCATCCGCATAATTCTTAAGATCTGTAGATCTTTTGCTGATGCAGCATTATTAATTCTTCCGGTCCAGTAATCATAGACCTTCTCCTCTGAACTCATCCACTTTAAGTTACCGTCTTTGTCAGTTACTTTATGAGTTAATTCAGTGTTCAGACCTATTCTATGAACATAAATTTTGTAGTCATTGAGAATGTTATCATCAATAGCTGTATCAATTTTGTACTCATAGACCAATGGACAATACTTTCTACACATTTCTCCTTTCTCACTTGATTTATGGATAGGATATGTACCAGTCATTCCCAATATTTTAGCCCCGTTTTGTGTTGCCATAAGCAACCAGAAAGAGTGCGTGTATTTCAATGAGTGACACTCATCTAGATAAACCACATCATAATCACTCCACATATGCTTATCTAATGAAAGATAAGTTGTGTAGTCAATTACTGATGATAAGAAATCTAGATCATGTTTCTTTATCTCATCTTTCCAAGACTGTATGATTGAATTCTTTGGGGCCACAACCAGGAATCTTACTCCAGGGTGGTAATTTTTTGACATGTGTTTTAGTCCCAATAGTGTTTTACCAACACCCATGGAAATGTTTACTCCGGCAACTTGTAAAGGTAAAACCTTATCCAGCGCTTCCTGTTGAATCTGATCCTTGTTCATCTGCTTTTTGATTTGTAGCTTCCGCTTCCTTGAATGCATCAATGGCACCCATAGTCTCAGCGTAGTCTTTGTTAGACATGTCCCAGCCAAAATGTTGTTCAAAGTCTTTAATCAGCTCTTCTTTTATAAGGATAGCTGTTTTTAAAGTTCTATAGTTTGTTTGGGCAATAAATTTCACTGTATTTTTACCCCAATAAAAACCATTTTGGTAGTTAGGATTATCTTTATATTCTTGATTCATCTGTATACTTTTTCAGATTTAGGTATTCCTTTAGTGCCATTAAAGCACTGCTTGCTATTTAAAGTAAAAGATCTGTTTACTACAGTCACATGTTGTTTTCCATATGTATCTGAAATAGTAATTATTGCACTTAGAATGGTTTTACAACCAAACTTATTGTCATTAATTGATCTTTTGAGAGTATTGTGTGTGAATTGATCATTGGGTATAAATACTGGAGCCATATCTATGTATGATAAGTTTCCTCCCCATAACTCCATTTGGACTGTACCATTTATAGTATAGCCCTTATGATCTAGTATGAGTTCTTTTGTTTTACTCATGATTATTCATCTTTTCTGGATTAGGAATCTCTTCAATATCAGTTATGTAGTTATCAATACTTGGAAATTTAGAATCAATTATTTCTTTGAGTTTGTTTCTGACAGCTGTTTCAAATTCAGGATCTGTGTCATCAAGTCTTGGATCTAATTCAACTGTGATACAAAATTCAAGAGTAACATCATACTTATTTTTATGAGCCATATTAATTGTTTTGGGTGGTGCTTGAACTATGTCCTCCACCATCGTGACTAGCATTTAATAACTTATCTGTAACTTCAGATGCTTCTATTAGAGACATTGCATTTTCTCCTGTTGATGTACTTAAGAGTAAGAGCATGTTAGATGTAGCTGTAAGTTTCTCCATTCTTTCTGCTTCAGATTTAAAATGTATCTTCTTTGCCTTTAGAGTAAATTGACCTGTGGCAGTATCAATATCAGCACATGAGTATGAAGGGCGTAGATGATTTAAATATTCAGCATGTCCTGGTGTATGTAATGTGATAGAGGCTGCTATGTCATACTTGATAAGGACCTCTTTGATTTCCTCCATTGCTTTCTTAAGCTTGGGTGAGTATTGCATATTGTTGGTTTTAAAATGTTTGTTATTAATGGGAGATTGATGATAGTAATTAGAGATACCAATAACCTTTCTAACAAGGTATAAATATACTAAATTTATTTATTCTATCCAAGTCCATAGTTTACAAGATGTATCTTTGAGGGATATCATTTTCTCCTCAGCTTCCAGTTCCTCTAAAAGATATACAGGTGTGGTTGGAAACTCTTCTTTATAATACTGTTCTTTCTTACTACCCATACATATGGGTTCTGGTACATAGGATTCTTTTCTGAATTCTGCAATAAGTAGTTCAGCCTCTTCTACGGTAAGATAGAAGGCTGACACTAAATCTCCTTTAGTGCAGCCTATCAGTATCATACTTCTAATTCTGTAAAGCTTTTGTCCTCCGGTGGAAGACATCAGTCTTGACAGTTGTTTCTTTGGGTCCATTCCCTAGTCTTTAGGTTCTCCTATAGTTTTCATAAAGTTATCCAAAGCATTTTTATTATCCTCTTCTATCCGGTCTAGCATTTGCTGAACCTTAGCTTTGTGTTGCTTTGCTTCTCTCATAGCGCTTATGGCCCATATGATAAGAGCTATAATCTGTATAAACAATAATACGGTACCAATAATATCAATGGCTACCTTATCAATCTCAAACAGTCTTAAGAAGTGTCCTGAGATTAATGCCCAAGGTATGAGCCCTATGAAGAATAGTATTCTATGTCCCATGATGATTAGTTTAAATTGTTAGTAATTGTGTCTACCAGTTTACCATGAAACTCCTCATAGTTCTCTTTTAGAAGGTCTGTAAATCTTCCCTGATGGTTACCTGATTTCTTTTCAAGAGGAGTATGTTCTCTAAGAATAAGATAAGGTTGTTCCTTATCGCGCATTAACTCCCATAGACTCATTGCTTCTGAGTCTGCAGTTTCAATCTGAGCATGTACTGCTTCTATTTTATCCGGTTGCTGACTTACAGTACCTTCAATATCAGGAGAACCTATATCTCTTTTAACAACCCATGCTTCAGTAATGATTGCAATAGCAATAGGCTTCTCTTGTTTAATTATAAACTTGATAGCTTGAATAAAAGGTTCTTTGTTTTGATCATCAAATACCTCATGTATGTTTGCTACAATACCAAATTGGTACTTACCATCCACTTGCTTTAATATAGCAAGACTTGGTTGTACACCACCTGTTTCACTCATTATAAATTCAGTAAGCTTATTAACTTCTTCTCTGAATGCAATTATTTTGTCTCTAACTTCCTTTAACATAATAGTATTATTAAATTGTTTTACTTACTCTCCACCCCTGCTCCGTTGCCTCTATGGGGTGTTCTTCAATCCATTGATGACAAACTCTACATACAGACATCCACAACTGCTCATCCAGTAAGAGACTTCCAACTCTTCCTGCTTTGTGATGAACATCTGTGGATCTATGTGTACATAAACCTGAAATATTTGCCTGGCACATTGGATGCTCAAGCATAAATATTACACGTTTGCCTGTGTATACTCTTTCTTCTTGTGATCTTTTGTGGGAACGGGGCGCAATAGGTTTTTTATTCTTAGTTGGTTTACTATTTGAATCATTACTCTTGTGGCAACTCCAGCAATGCTTGCATAACCTATTACGTATCCCATCCACTACAACATTCTTCCATATAGGAAGTTGTTTACCACACCCATCACAGTGTTTCTTATTTGGGTTCATCTGCCAAAGTTAATGTATAAAAATTCTTAGGTAAAATATTATCAGTGATAAGTCTTTCTACTAAGTTTACTTTATCTACACCTAAATCTTTAAAAGATATTTTGTTAATGAACTTGGCATCAGTATATGTATGCTCCTCAATGAGTTCTTTTATGATGGGGCTATTGGGGAATAATATTGAAAGCATCATATTTGTTTTATGATTGACAAGTTCTTGCTTATAAGTGTTTAGTATTCTTTGAGCTCTAGTGTAAACTTTGATGATTCTTTTTTTCTTTTCTTCATGCATTACTGCAATTTCTTGGTCTTCATAGACTTTTAATCCAAACAATGCTCTCTTATAGAGGAAGTTCTGATAACTATTGAAGGGATCTTTTTCAAAATCTGAATACCTTTTGCCTTTAAAGGCCGTACCTAGTTGCTGGAAATCATGCAGCTTACCTGTGTACTCTATCCGGTCTCTTCTACCAGAGACAACATCTACTTTATTCATTTAGTACATTTTTAATAGTTAATACTGGGGAGTATTTATTTCAGAGCAAAAAAAAAGACCAACCAAAAGAAATTACTTTCTTCTGATTGGTCTTTTGGTTTTAATATTACATGCCAAATCCTGATGCCTCAGAATTTACTGCACTCTTACGAGTTGCTGCATATGCTGCTTTGATCTCCTCACCATTGGTGTGTTCAATAGTAGAGTCAATTGCAGCTGCATCTGAACGGTATACATTTTTGCGGTAGATAGGTTCTGAACCTAACATACATACAATACCTGTATCACCAGCAATCTTAAGATCTTTTTCTGGTGCTTTAGGATTAAATGGAGTTGTCTTTTCTTCAACAACAATGCGTCCTGGTAATACAGTACCTGCTTCCCATCCAAAAGATGTAAGGTCTTCTGTTTTACCATAGATCAATGCTGAAAGCTTTGTGCTTTTTGCAAAGTTCTGATCATCAATCACTACACGTGACTGTTCTACGCGGATGAAACCCCATTCTGGGTTGTTAGCTGATTTGCTAATTACGTTTCCTGCTTTGTCTGCTGTTACTTTTACTTGAGAATTCATGACTTAAAATTTAAACTGTTTATAAAATTGGTTTTTGGTCATAGAAAATTTACATCATGTGGGTGACCTTACCACATAATGCATGTATAATAACTATCTGTTCCGGTTACAGATAGATTATGCCTTGATTAATCTGTGAACATCTCCAGAAATTCTGAATCATCCTCATCTGGGATGTTATTGATGTCTATTTTGTTGAATTGGTTATCTCTTTCATCTAGTTCTTCTAAAGATAAGAACTCTATGCTGTCTGATGTTTCATTGTCTTCAGTGATTCTTGGTTTTTTGATAACTGAACCGTGCCAATTTGAGGTTGGAATTTTACCAACATTTAGAGCAACCAATGCTTGTATATCTTCATCTGTAAGAGTTAGATATTCCTCAATAGTGAGTGATACTACCTTACCGTTGGATAACTGATATAACATTTCTTAGATACATTGAAACAAATATAAGATATTTAATGTACCAATCAAAATATTATAAATTAACTAAAGATTTGAGATGCTTTCCTGATACATATGTTTCCTTAACGACATGATCTCCAGTATTATTCACATAACTGTATGTAATTCCATATGGTCTTGGTGAATAGACATCCACATCTATTATTTTTGCTTTGAAATAGTGCCTTCCTTCTTCATTGATTGCATATTTTTCTACCACTGAAAGAGATCTATCAATCTCCCAGGTTGACAACGCAAAGTCTTGAACAAGGAGAGTCATTCCTAAACTGTATGATAACTTGACTGGTACACCTGATATGTGTTTAACTAGAAGCTCTGTATAGTCAGAGTCATGCATAGAAAATATCTTTGAAATGAATTTGCTTAATGCTTCTTTGTTATGGAAACCACTCATTGTCTTCATTAACATTTCTGTTATCTCTTGTTCAGTGAGATTAACCGAGAATGCCTGTGTTGCTCTTGTCATAACTTACTCTGAAATAGTCACCACTATCTGATCTTTGAGCTGCAATCTGCTCATTGGGAGTATGAAATTCTTTCCCATCTTTAATATACATGAACATAATAATTTTCTGTTCTTCTTTTTCCTCTGACATTTCTATTCGTTGAAGGGTTAATAATAGTGGTCATAGTAGGAACTGCCCCTACAACTATGTCCTTCTCAAGGAAGGTGCGTCTCTCATGTTTGCGCCATATGACCAACCTCTTCCTATACTAGATCAGAGACAATCTCTTTGATCTGCTCATAGTAAGCTTCATCATGCATAACTTCCTTCAAGGAGTTAGCAAGGTTTTGCTCTTTTGTAAGAGATGTATCTTTTGTTTTGGATAACTCCACTTGTCTCAAGTATGACTTGATGCACACCATGAAATGTGATGCTTTTACAATAGTATCCTTACGGATTACCATGTTAGACTTCACATTCTCAATGATTTCTGCCATGAATGCAGGAGCAATGTTGCTTTCTTCAACCAATTTGTATACAGGCTCAAAGTCTCCTTCAAGTGTAACCCCTTCACAGAAATGGTCAATGTACAACTTAGCTGTAGCAGCATTTAAGTATGTCATTGAGATGATTGATCCAATACGCTTTCCACGTAGGAAGGTAGGCTCAATCAATTCAAGATGGTTTGTAGTAAACAAAGCAATCACGTTCATGTTCTTTGTATCACCACCATCTAAAGTGTTTAAGATATCCTGCATTGCAGCATTTCTGTCACCTTTAGTAACTTGGTCAATGTCCTCAACAAAGACAATGATTCCGTTACCATTCTTGTCCAGAGTCTTAGACATTCTCAAAGTCTCAGCTAACAACTGAGGTGACTTCAAGTAAATGAATGACCAGTTATTCTGGATTGCTTGGTATGCAAGCTTGAAAGCAAGAAGTGTTTTACCGGTTCCGTATGGTCCCTCTAAAAGACAACCAAACTTCAATGGGATATTGTTCTTGATACAGTCTTTTGTATGTAAGATACGCGCATACAGCGGGCTCAAAGCATACTCTGTTTCTTCAGACAAGATCATCATTTCCTTGTTGATGTTCTTAAGATCCATGATTTGTGGCTGACCTTGTTCAATGTTTTCATTGATCTCAAAGGCTTGACTCTTATAGATGGAGTCAGTATTCAACAATTCATTTGTTCTGTCAATGATTTTATCAATCAAAGTTTGGAACATGAACTGACAAGTACCTTTAACATGTAAGTATTTACCATCCATATTGTAACGGATGTCAATGTTTGCCTCTTCACCCATGTTAGGCAAATCAATTTTCCCATAAGGAATTTTCTTTCTTGTGCCGTCAGCCAACTTAATGTCAACAGTTTTGATAGAGCCATCTGCTGAAGGACCTCTCTCTGCTTTCACAGATGATGCACCAACATGCTCTTCAATTGCTCTGTACAACTGATAGATTCCATCATTCTTGAAACAAGGAACGGTGTAATCAAATGTTGTCATTTTCTTTGAGGTTTCAATCTCATTTTCAAGATAAACCAGGATCTCCGGATAAGTCTTTTGGCTTTTTGATAATTTGCCTAACTCTTCTTTCTTTTCTTTCTCCCAAGATGCTTGGGCTACTTCAATTTGTTGCATACTTTTCTTATTAAAATTTTTGTTTTCTCTTTTGACATTATGAGACAACCAAACTCTACCATATCAAATGTTCTCTTGAACATGACATCTTTGGTGAGTTGTATACGGTCATACCCACTTTCAAAAGCTTCTTTAATTACGGAAAATGGAACTCTATTTTCCTTGTAGATGATCTCTTTTGATGATTCATCTAGTAGAATGGGAAGCCCATTATCACAGTACTCAATGATCATACATTAGAAATTATTTCTTGAGGTTGATCTCAAGAACGTAGTCACTATAACCATCTTTGTCTTCTACAAGATACTCAGGCTCACAACCATCACGGGTTGTGTCTTGGATAATATACTGGTTTTTTACGTCAAGACGGTGGTGAACAATCTCACCAATGGTAAATTCATGCTTTG